TGTCGATGGTTAAAGAAGATGTAATGAATCATTTAAATGATATCGTCACTTCTGGTACAGGTAAAAGAATTAGTTTTAAAGATGGTTCATCTGTTAAAGTAGACCGACAAACTGCTCATGCAGTTCTTAAAGTTCACGGTGCTTTAAATGATGAGAATAAAGAGAAAGTTAAAGATATGGCACATAAAAGTAAACAACATTTTATGAAGGTTGTGGACTTTGCCTGGAAGCATACAAAATAGAGGATAAAAAATGGCAAATCAATTTACATACCAAGTAATAAAAGATACCAATACACATTCGGTAATTAAACTTACAGGTTTTTTTGACGGTGCATCTGGTGACGAATCTAATACAAAAAGAATTGTAGCTAATTCACTTTTTGGTGCTTTAGATAGTTCAAAGGCAAATCTTTTATCTTCAACATCAAATACAGGTGCAAACAATTACTATGGTCTATCTGTAAGTAAAGTTTGGTACACTTGTGCTACATCTAATACAGGTCATGTTCGTTTATACTGGACTGCTGACACTAATCAAACTATTATGGGTTTTGGTAGTGGTTCTGGCGCATATAATGACAATGGTAATATGGTTACAATTCCTAATTCAGCACGTGGCACATCAAATGCTAATGGTAACATTGGTATTCAAACATACGGTATGGGTGCATTAGCAAATTCAATCTACAATATTGTTATTGAATTACGTAAAGACAACTATGAATATAGTCGTGGTCAAGATAGAGATCCAGCTGCATTTAACTATCCTCCATATGATTTAACACCATAATAAGAGAAAACTATGAAACTCATTAAAGAAGTATTCGAAACAGTTGATTTTATTACCGAAGAAAAAGACGGTAAGAAACAACTTTATATTCAAGGTCCTTTCCTCCAATGTGAGAGAAAGAATAGAAACGGCCGTCTATATCTTAAAGAAACCATGCGTAAAGAGGTTGAAAGATATACTGAAGAATATATTAACAAAAATCGTGCCTTTGGAGAATTAGGTCATCCTGATACTCCTTCAATCAATCTAGACCGTGTATCTCACATGATTGTGGGTTTACATGAATCAGGTAATGATTGGATTGGCAAAGCAAAAATTCTTGATACACCTTTTGGTACTATCGTCAAGAATCTTATCGATGGTGGTGCTCAATTAGGAGTTTCATCAAGAGGTATGGGTTCATTGAAGTCACAAAACGGTGTCAATGTTGTTCAAGATGATTTCTATCTAGCCACAGCGGCGGATATTGTCGCAGACCCGTCTGCGCCTGATGCGTTTGTTCAAGGCATCATGGAAAATAAAGAGTGGATGTTAGTAGATGGTGTATGGACTGAGATGCAACAAGAGCAAGCAAAAGCGTTGATTAAACGTGCTACTCAAAGAGACATCGAAGAAGTGTCAATGCACATATTTAAGAACTTCATTCAAAAGTTATAATAATATAAATAACCAATATACAAAAAAAGTCCAAGGAGATTTTCAAATGACTAAAAAACTTAAACTTTCGGAAGCCGCTGCTGACATCTTAGGTGGTAATGTTGCCGCTAAAAGATCAGGCCAGGATTCGTTCGGATTAGGTAAATCACTTAACCCAGCTGCAGTTCAACAAGGTCACGGTATTGAGTTAAATGCTCACGCTCATGACAAAACAACTGAAGCAAACCCAGACTACACAAAAGGCGTACCATCTGCTACTGCTCCAGGTAAAACTGGTTTAGGTAAACAAGACGGTGTTGGTGCTTCTAAAGCTACTGGCCCAGCTGATTCAGATGGCCAAGCAGTTGTAGATGCTGAACAAGATGCTGACGCATTAGCAACTATTGCTGATCGTAAACAAGGTAAAAAACCAACTCAAACATTCCAAGCAAACCCAGGTGCTATTACTACTGCTGAAGAAACTGAATCAGACGAAGAACAAACACTTGTTGAATTTGACATCACAGAAGACGTTGATGCTCTTTTAGCTGGTGAAAATCTTTCAGAAGAGTTCAAAACAAAAGCTGCTGTAATTTTTGAAGCTGCTGTTAATGCTCGTGTTCAATCAATCTCAGAACAAATGCAAGAGAAATTAGTTCAACAATTTGATGAAGAAGTTGATTCATTCAAACAAGAACTTGCAGAACGTGTTGATGATTACCTCAACTACGTAGTAGAACAATTCATGGAAGAAAACAAATTAGCCGTTGAACAAGGTCTTAAATCTGAATTAACAGAGAGCTTTATCAATGGTATGAAGAATTTATTTGCTGAACATTATATTGATATTCCTGAAGAAAAAGTTGACTTAGTTTCAGAATTAGCTGATCAAGTTACTACTTTAGAAGATCAATTAAATGAACAGATCAATAAATCTGTTGAGTTAAACAAAGAACTCAATGAACATAAAAAAATGGAAGCTATTCACGCAGTATGTGAAGGCTTGACACAAACCCAAGTAGAAAAAGTCGTGTCACTTGCAGAAGGTGTTGATTTTACTACTCAAGAAGAGTTTGTCGAAAAGTTAGAAATGATTAAAGAATCTTACTTCCCTTCTAACGTAAAAGTGGCAGACAAATCTGAATTTTTAGATGAACAAGCATACACATCAGCACCAGAAGAAACTACGAAGTATGTAGATCCTGAAGTTGCTATGATTGCTAAATCAATTACTAAATTCACAAAATAACATTAACAACTTTAACAACAAAAGGAAATAAAATGTATCTTTCAGAAGACATTCAAAAAAAATGGGAGCCAGTTCTAGAACATCCAGAATTGGAATCAATTAAAGACCCATATAAGAAAGCTGTTACTGCGATGATTCTTGAGAATCAATCACGTGCAATGGCAAACGACCGTGAACAACTCAATGAAACATTGACAGACGCAGGTCCAACAAACGTAACTGGTGGTGTAAAGAACTACGACCCAATCTTAATCTCATTGGTACGCCGTGCTTTACCTAACTTAATCGCTTATGATGTTGCTGGTGTTCAACCAATGACAGGCCCTACAGGTCTTATTTTCGCAATGAGAGCTAAGTATGGTTCACAAAGTGGTGATGAAGCTTTCTATAACGAAGCTAACACTATTTTCTCTGGTAACAATTCTATCAATAACCTTTATGGTTTTGGTGGTACTAACGCAACTGACGCTAATACAAACCCAGCTGCTTATGGTAACATTAACCAAACATCTAACGGTTCTAACAACTTCACATCTGGTATCGGTATTACTACTGGTGCTGCTGAAATTTTAGGTGCTGAAGGTGGTGGCGTATTCAATCAAATGGCATTCTCAATTGAGAAAGTTTCTGTAACTGCTCAATCACGTGCTCTTAAAGCTGAATACTCATTAGAATTAGCACAAGACTTAAAAGCAATCCATGGTCTTGACGCTGAAACAGAGTTAAGCAATATTCTTTCAACAGAAATTCTTGCTGAAATCAACCGTGAAGTTATCAGAACTATCTACACAGTTGCTAAAGCAGGTGCTCAATACGGTACACAAACTGCTGGTATTTTCAATCTTGACACAGACTCTAACGGTCGTTGGTCAGTTGAACGTTTCAAAGGTTTGATTTTCCAAATTGAACGTGATGCTAACGTTATTGCAAAATTAACACGTAGAGGTAAAGGTAATGTTCTTATCGTTTCTTCAGACGTTGCTTCTGCTTTAGCGATGGCTGGTGTGTTACAATATACACCTGCACTTTCTGCTGATCTCCAAGTTGACGATACAGGTAACACATTTGCTGGTCTATTACATGGCCGTATCAAAGTGTATATCGATCCATACTTTGGTGGTTATCAATCAAACAACGAGTTAGTAACAGTTGGCTATAAAGGTACTTCACCTTATGATGCTGGTTTGTTCTATTGCCCATACGTTCCATTACAAATGGTTCGTGCAGTTGATCAATTCACATTCCAACCAAAAATCGGTTTCAAAACACGATATGGTATGGTAGCTAACCCATTTGCTGAAGGTACTGATGTAGGCAATGGTCGTTTAGTAACACGTTCTAACAACTACTACAGAATTTTCCAAGTTGCAAACTTAATGTAATATTGGAAGTTTTAGTAATAGAACTAAGAAAGGGAGAAGAAATTCTCCCTTTTTTTTACGCCTAAATAATGGACGATAAGGAGATTTAAATGGCAGCAGGACAAAATAGTGCATTAACAAGACAACCACAGAATACCAATCTGTTACAAACGACCAAGTTTATATTAACTATGCCTCGTATAACTAACACACAGTATTTCTGTCAAGATACCATTCTTCCTGGTGTGACACTTGCGGTCATAGCAAGACAAACTCCTATTGTTGATCTATATTCACCTGGTAGTAAATTGGCTTATAATGAGTTTCAAGTTACATTCTTAGTCGATGAAGATTTAAGAGCATGGACAGACATCCACGATTGGATGAGAGGTCTTTCTGGTGGTGTAGATGATGATGAATGGAAAAAGATGATGAGAAAGTCAGCCGTTGGATATGATGCTGACCATAAAGGTGGAAATGATGGTTTATTTGACCAATACTCTGATGGTATTCTAACTATCTATTCAGCATTAAAC